GGGAGTAGATAGGTTCTCCAATTGGAGAACCCACCGGTGAGAAATCACCGGTTTATCGATGGAAGTTGTGTTCGGTTGGAATGAAAGTGAGGGTTTCCCCCCCCTTCATATTTCTGATTTACCACTGACACAAACTGAATTCAAATTCGTTGGGGGGTTAGCCCCCTCTCAACGTCTTATCATATCTAGCTTGTAATCAAACGACACAGGTCGTAGATCCCGAAAAAGAATCTACAACTTCGGTGGAAGTGAATCCACTACGTCTGGATGGCAAACGAGATAGGTTTTCTTCTGTAAAAAGTCAACTTAAAGAAAAGGTTTCAAACATGGAAACGTTTGAAGACCTTCTCTTAAAAAGACTTTATTACAGAGGTGAAAACCGGTTAGACTTGGTCCTAAAAAGCCTTCTTTCTTTAATAGATCTCTGTGGTGTTGAAACCATAGGAGATCGCACTATCTTGATCGATAGTACGAATTTTAGAAGAAAGGTTTTTAAGGGCCCTCGCGACGTGAAGGATCGATTTTTATCGTTACGAAAACAGAAGAAGAAAACATTCTCTTATTCTGAGTTCGCAATTGCAAATTCGATCCCTTACGATACTATTTGTGGAGAGTTCCCTATAGTCTTTCGAGACTACAGAAGAACAATCCACTGCCTTCGTCTTTCTTACGCATTTTACCTCACCATGGTAATGACAAACCATGTCAAGTTCACTTTTCCAAATAGAGTCCGTCAAGGACACTTTAAGAAAGTGAACACTTACCTTAGTGAGATCTTCGTTCATTTGTATTGTTCTCTCCGAAGAGAGAAAATTACAGATGAAAAGAAGATAATAAAATGCTTCAAGAATTCCCTTTGTTATCATGTGAGCCAATGCTTGGATCAAAAAGAGTTTCCTGAAGGACAGAGAATGGATCTTATTCCCATTGCCTTTCGTCCATACTTTCGAAAATTAGAGCCTGATCAAAAAATCAGATTCTTTTTCTCGTTGTTACAGTCGAAGGAGCTTTGTGAAGAAGTTCCAGAGTCTTTCGTTCAAGAAACTCTTGAGAAACATCGTGATCAACTTTCCAGTCCTCATCCTGGTGTTCAACCAGAGACCTTAGAGTACTTGCGTACCCGAGGTCGAGAGTTTGGAAAACTAGTCAAGAAGTTTTATGATCCTTCTAAAGGTTCTTTTCCTTCAAACAAGGCTACTTGTCACTTCCCTCGGAATAGAGGTGGAGTGAAAGGTGACCTTGTCTTCCACGAACGGTTGGTATCCGGTCTCTCTGCTGGAGAGGAACGGATTGATCGAATGGAACCGATGGTAATCGGTCTGTTCGGACAACCTGGTCAAGGAAAATCAAGATTTATACCTCAGTTGTTGTCTGTACTTAAGAAGAACTTCCCCGGAGTTTCCCGGGAAGACCTAACTTATGTACGGACTTGCAACGTTGAGTTTTGGGACGGTTATAAAGGACAACCTATAGTCATTTTAGATGACTTGGGCCAAGCAACCTCAGGAAAAGATATTCAAGAATTTCAGACACTAGTGTCTTGTAATCCTTATATTCTTCCTATGGCTGAATTGAGTGATAAAGGAACTTATTTTGTAAGTCCTATTATCATTGCCACTTCTAACCTCTCTTATGGAACCCGACTCAGTCAGGTTTATGAGAGTTCCCCCATCATAGATGACGCTTCTTTTTGGAGAAGATTCCATGTTCCACTTTATTGTGAAACTGGATTCTACTACCAATTAGACGCGGATCCATGTTGGATAAGACTGGAAAATTTACTTTTCGAGTCTCAACTCAATCGAGAAAATCTTGTTCGAAGGAACGCTTCGAGAAACGATAAAGTGAACGATAAAACGTTCTTTCAGCAAAAAATCAAATTTCACATGGATGTGGATCCTCGTATTTCTGCTAAGCAGAAGACATGGAATCCTATTCCAATTGAGATTGATCTTTTTGCACCAGAACTTAATCGTCTC